TTTGATCCACCACCATTTCAAAATTACTATTACTAATATCTAGTTGCAAATAAAGATCCTGTAATCCGACAACATCATTGGATTTAGGACATGCAGATATCTCAATAATAGTTTGACCATCTTTTAATTTACCTGCTATCACATTCATGGGATTAAGAGTGACAATTCCACTCTTATAATTGATAGTTCCAACATTTCTTCTTACAATATTCGGTGTAGTAGAATTGGCAGTAGGAAGACTAAAGAAAAATAGATTTCCAGTAATTTTATCTTGATTTGGAAGATCAGATACATAAACATCCCCCTGAATTCCATTTATTTGGAATGGGGTGGATTTAATATTGTATCCATTCATATCTTTAATATAAAATTCATTACCAAACCCAATGGTATACTCTGCAAATGTGTTTAAGACACATCTGAGGTCTCTTCTGATTTGAAGAGTCGTAATATTGGAAGTTACTGCTTCAGAACTCTCATCAATGACTTTGAGGAACTTACTATACTTAAATCTTGCTCCATAACGATTCAATTCTGTTGATTCAGCATATTTTGTTGCATTATTTTGAACTAAAGTGGAAACAGAAGTAGCAGAGGGTGCTAAATTACTGTTCCAATAGATTTTTGAGTCAACTTCAATAAAAAGATACTTAAGATCAAGAATTTCGGGAACAATTCCTGCTACTGCATACTTTTTAAGCTTAGTTTTGATGTTTTCTTTGATTAAATTGGGTAAAAAGTCACCAGTTCTAGGTTTTATGCTAATAAAGACCTTTCCATACTGTGGAGGAACCAATTCTTCACCTCCAAAAACAGAAATTGATTCTGTTTCAGGATAAATCTTTGCGGGAATCAATGTTTCATAGTCATTTGCTGTTAAACAACGATTTTGAGAGGCATAAATGCGTGGAGCATACTTTTTAACTGATGCGACGCTCTCAATTGTCTCTCCACCTGCAGATGGAAGTCCAGTTGTGACCAAAGAGATGCCAGAAGTGACAGCATAGTTAATAGAATTGCGTGTATACTCTAAATTTCCTGCAAATGCGAATTCACTAACACCATTTCCACTATCACCACTAGAAACAAGGTAATTTGCGGTAATAAAATTGTTTTCTTCTAGTGCTTCTCCAAAAATTCCATCTCCAAAGAAGATTTCATACTTTTCATCTTCAATTTCTTGAATATAATAGACTTTTGAAGTAGATGTTACATCAAAAAGACTATCTTGGAGAGAATATTTAGTTTCAGTCGTAGATTGTTGATTTTTTCTAACTGTAACTGTCAATAAAGTAGTATCAATGCCCACATTTGGTAAAAGAAAACGCTGATTTGCATTTCTAGACGAAAATGTGTAATTATTTGATAAAAGACTGCCTTCATAAACAGTAATATCGTCAAAACTAGCAACATTATCGACTACTGGGACAGTAATATCGCTAATAATCGAAAAAACGAAGGACTGATTACCAAAAGATCCTGTTGTTGCACAAACTGGACCCGTTTTAAGAGTTAAAGTAGCGGGAGAAGGTGAAATATTAGTAGTATCGACGAAAAAACTGACTGTTGCACTTGATGCTTTCCTTGATCTAGGTACATAACCAATATTTCGTGCTAAAGAAACAACATTTTCTCTTAAAGTAGCACTATCAATGAAGACTTCATTCGATACCATGTTGGCATTGTATGAAGTGATGTAAGTATTATATGCCAACAGGTCAATTATAGATGAAAGGTTAGACCCCTCAAAGTCATAATCTGTAAAATTGGAGTTTGCTTTCAGATAATCTGTAAGCGTAAGTTTAACCTGGCTAAAATCCAGGTCTGAAAAATTTACTAATGGCATTTTACCTAGTTGGTAGCAAAACGAATTCTAATTCTTGAGGCGGAACATCAGCACCTATGATCTCATATTGAATAACTACGTCAAATTGGTTATTATCAAAGTCTGGAAAGGCTTCTACATTTATTAATTCAACTCGCGGTTCATAATTATTGATAGATTCAGTGATTTCATCAACAATAATCGATGATGTAATCTCATCTACGTTCTCAAAAAGCGTTTGTGTAATCCGGGAACCAAAATTAGGGTTAAAATATTTTTCTCCAGGTAAAGTAAAGACAATATTCTTCACTGAACGTGAAATTGCGGTCTCATTTTTAATGGCAATAAGGTCACTGTTCAGGGGATTGGCCTGAAATGTCATACTAATATCCTTAAATCCTCTACTAACCCTTTCTACTGGCATCAGATGTTGTTAATAATACGTATTATCTTTTATTTATTAAGCAAATCTTACTAAACTTCTGCAGAAGGCACCATTTGATCATCATAATCTAGTCCTTCCCAGAATTCATCATCATTTTTCTTCTCATAGAGGTCATTTTGTACCTTAGAATCGCGTTTTCTTGGAGTTTGAACGTCATTTGCAATCTCTCTAAGCATTTTGTTTTCCATGTTTCTTCTCTCCTATAAAAAAAGAGACCTCTACGGGTCTCCTTTATTTATTTTATTGTTCCAAGGTCGATCTTTACCCCATTTTCGTTCATAGTCCCACTCCTTAAGTGCTTCTATAATGACCTTTTTAAGTTCCTCCTTACTTAATTGACCTCTTTTAGGGGTAAAAAACATTATCTTCCTTGACCTCTGTACTTTTTCTTTGCCCTATTACGAGACGACGCGGCGTATTTGGTATGTTTACCTGTTCCTTGTCGAGTTTTTTTGGGGATGGATTCCACGAATGTAGAAGATCCCCATGCACCGGATTTGGTTTTGACTGCCATAATTAAATGATACGAGTTTTTTCGTGACCCACTCTAATACGAGGATCGCACCAGATTTCAAATCCTTTGTCAATAGCATCTAAACAGAAGGATACGTCTTCGCCGCACATATCTTGAAC